TAGTAAGAGAATTCGCGTCAACATAGGTAACATCTGCAATGCCAACACGCTTAGTGGAATCAACCACAGTAACTGAAGGATAAGCGTTTAGGTTGTGCGTGATATTCCAAGTAGCCGCTGCTGTGCCTTGATCGTGTACAAACGTTGTGGTTCCTAATGCGGTTCTTGCATCAGACGCGCTGAGTACAGTCAGGCCTTTATACTGGTCAGTAAATACAACCTTAGATGCGTCAAGCGTAGGCAGCGTTAGCGTTCCACCAACAGACAGCCCGTTCGTAACAAGCGCCGAATCCAGCGTGGCCAGGCCAGATGTGGTCAGTGTGGAAAACGACGCAGGACCACCAGCACTCATCACCTGGCTTGGGTGAATGCGCTTGGTGGTCCCAGTCGGAGCCATCGACGTGTCGGACACGTCAACGTAAACCAGCAGGTCGTTTGCTGCGTCAACCGTCGAACCTGCTGTCAGTGCGCTGATTTTAGTATCAGCCATTGCAATGGATTAGTACTTGCGATTGTAGGCGATGAATGTGCCTGTCGATGCTGCAATGCTAGTGAACACGCCAGGGATCCTTGTGCCAGCTGCGATACTGGTCGCTGCCGGAGGAAAGTTGGTGATGTTGCTAGATGCAGCACTGAACGTGCACGCGGTGAGGCACAGGATTTCTCTGAAATCACCAGTGACAGCGGCGGTGCTCGTATTCATCACGCCACCGTATTCACCTGCTAGTTGTCTATTTGAACCTACATTCATAGTGTGTACTTTTTAGTGAACTTCTTCTGACCAGAAAAACCGAACTGCATCTTGGTGCCACCGCACTTTACGCGCACCTCGGGATTGTCGCGTTCGACTTCGCGAAGGAATTGTGCGTCGCGCCAGCATCCGTATCCGAGCTTGGTGCCCCAGTAGTGATACAGTTTGGGATCCAGGCGCATTCGTAGCCTTCCAAGGCCTTCGACCGACTTGAAAGAGTTGTTGTGCGTGTCTTGAGCTATCCGCTTGGAATGCACGCTGGCCTGGACCATCTCCTTGTGATGTCCGTTTTTTAGTTCGTTGAACACTGCCTGGCGCAAATTACCAGGTAGATCATCAACCACATTTGCTAGTATTTGGCCTGCTGACATACAAAAAAGGTGCCCCCAGCGTGTTAGCCAGAGGCACCTTGGCAAGAGCTAAGATTAAGAAGCTCCGTTGAACATGCCGAAGCCGAGCGGGTTCTTCACCACGAGACCGGCAATGGCCTGGACGATACGAGCAGGGCCGCCACCGTAGTCAGGCACTTCCTTGACTTCAGGCAGCTTGCTGTAGCGGATTTCCACCATGTCCATCGGAATGATGTAACCCTTGTAGGCTTGAGCGTTGAAGTTGGAAACAGTGTTTCCAGTACGTTCGCCAACAAACGTGGACGGATGCAGGATCAAACGGCCGAAGTCGCCCTCGAAGATGTCGATCGACGCCTTGAAGGTGTCGGCCGACAGGTCCTGGTTGAACGTGCGAACGCTCGTCGCGGCGATGCTGTTTGAATTGGCAACCTGGGTCGTGCCGGAGGCAGTCAGGTTGGTGAACGCACGCTTGAGCGTGGTGCCCAAGATGCAATCGTAGTCCCGGAAGGTGCCGGTGTTGCCGTAGATGGCCGTCAGGACGTTCTGCGCGGTCGCCTCGGTGAAGGAAGCGCTGGCCGTGGTGTCAACCGCGCCGGAGGCGGGCGCAAAAGCCGAACCAGAGGCGCAGGCGCCAATGTTCGCGGCGTTGGTGCTGGTCAGCCAGTTGCTCAGCGAACCAGTCAGGTAGGGGTCAGAGGTGCTGACCTCGGTCTGCGCAGCCTGATTGGTGCACATGAAGGTCGCCTCCATAGAGCGTTTTAGCTCAACGAGACGTTTAGCAATGCCGTTTGCGAGCTCATCGCTCACGCCGGCCACGTTCTGCGTCTCAGCAATGAAGCCGATGCGGAAGTCGTTGCGGAACACCTGGCCGTAGTTGTTCAGGCGGGTCCGGTTCTGCACGGGGTTGCCAGCGCTGGCCACAGTCACGTCAGTGCCGTCAACCACACCGCCCATCGTCGGGGAAGCGTAATTGTCGACCTGCCACGAGAACTGCATATTCCCGAGGTCCTTGCCCTTCGGGGCCATGGACACGAACGGGGTCGACTTGGCGTCGACGATGGCGATGTAGTCCGCCAGATCCTCACGGGCGGCGGACGTAGAAGCGAGCGGCACAGAGCCGCCCTGGTTGGGTTGGAGCAGGGGCATGGTTAGAGCATCCTTTTCAATACTTGAGCCAGTTCAGTAGTCGTCCCGGAACGTCGGAATTGAGACTTGGCGGCCTGCAGTTGGGCCTGGGCTGCGTCCTTCTTGACGGGCGCTGCCGTTGGCTTGCCTGGCTGGCTCGGGGCCTTCGCAGGAACACGAGGCAACGAGGGCTTCCCCTTCGCAGACTCACGCTCCAGACGCAGGCGCCGCCCCTCGATGAAGTCGCCGATCAGCACCTGGTACTCCGGGAGCGATGCAATCTGCGGAAACTGCCGCAAGACCTGCTGCGCTGACGTGTACTCGGCACTGGCACGATCCTTCCACCAGGGATAGAGCTGCTCGGCCACAGGCTTGATCTGCTGGTAGGACTGCAGGAACCGCGCACGGTTGGGGATGTGCAGCTCCATGGCGTCTTCGACACGCCGCTTGATCTGCTTCACCTCATCCGAGCTGTACTCCTTGCCGTCCACCTCGCACCCGTCGATGTTGTCCTCGCACCACCGCTTCAGGTTCCGGGCCTTGGTCCACTCATCATTGAGCTTGGTCACGTCCCAGACGTCGCTGAAAGGGTCGGATTGGTTCGCAACAGCAACAGGCCGATCGGCCGTCTGCTCGAGCTTCGCCTTCGCATCGTTGAGCTCGCGCTCCAACGCCTCGGCACGCTCCATCGCCTCTTTCTTCTGGCGAGTGAGCTTGTCGATGCGCTTGCGCACACCCAGCGACTCCTCGTCTTCCTCCGTTTCCGAAAGAACTTCCTCGGGCGACTCGGCCCGTGGTTCCGTTTGTTCTGCGGTCGGCTCCGCAGCCTCGGCCTGATCTTCCGCACTCGCGGCCTCAGACTCCGGCGGTTGTTGCTCGACGGGTGCTGCCTTGTCTTCCTCCCCGCTGAATCGTGTCTTCAGCAGCTTGGCCAACGCCGATTCGTCGAACTGCATCGGGTTGATCGGGGGCGGTGCCGTGTTTTGAGCAGGTGTCGCTTCCTGCGTAGTAGCATTCGGGATGTCCATGCGGTTTAGACCCTGCAAGCCGGGTATGGTGCGCCAGGGTTGTTACAGGCCAACCCAGAAGCCGTTGATTGAGTGAGAGCCTATGGCCGACCGGAAGTCAACTGGCTAGCACTTCGCAGCAGCCTGATTGAGCTGCTGAGATCCTTGAGCGCAGCGGCACGGCCGCAGTTGTAGGCCCGATCCTCCGAGGACAGGTTGGGCATGATGCCGGCCAACACCTCGGACTCCTCCTGGTCGGAGATGATCTGCAGGAACGCCTTGATCACCGGGTGCTCGTCGCTGACCGACAGCGCCTCCTTGAGCTGCTCCTCGTTCACGCCTGCACCCCCAGGCGGCCGGTGACCGCGTTCTGCTGCTGCTGGATGCTGAACTGCAGGTTCTCGAGGTACTTCTGCAGGTTAGCCTGGAACAGCGGGTCCTGCTGCAGTTGAGCCTGGTACTTCGGGTTACTCTGCAGCACCTGCTGGCTGAACTGCAGGCGCATGGCCGCGGTCGGGTCGTTCTCCCGAAGCTGCGGCGGGTTGCCTAGGCTCATCAGCGCGATCTCGTCGTTGGTCTCGTTGAACATCTTCTGCGCAGCCGGCCCCTGCTGCATCACCAGCTCGGTCGCCAAGGTGGGATCAATGGCCCGGAGAGCCACCGAGATCAACTTGGCGCGGTCGATGACGCCAGCAGTGTCCAGAGGCAGCACCAGCGAGCTGATAGCCTTCAGCTTCTCGGTCACCAGGTCGGTGCTCAACTCCCGGATGTCGAACTTCAGCATCACATCGAAGTCCTGCACGTCAGGCGGCAACGGCGTCTGCGAGGCCGTGACACGCTGGATCTCGACCGGCCCGAT